ATATCCTCCAAGCGCTTTAACTGATGATCTCTTGTTAAGTCCACGTCATACATCGGGTTGAATGAGATTAACTCCGATTTGTAAAGCTGATTGTAATACGGCATGATCTCGTTAAGTTTAGTATCCAGAAACAATTTCCACAAGCCGACTGTTTCAAGACCGATCTCACGAGTGTAATAATGTTTGAGGATTTTCTTTTCAAGGATAGGTCTGTACGCCTCGTCAAAGATCGGGAAATCAAAGTTGAATACTTTTGGTAACGCTGTGTTAATTACATCGTTCACTCCTAAGTAACCTACCGATGACGTAAGACCTGCCGCCTCTTCACAGATGAAGCGTACTTCTGTGGTGTATTTACTCATACTGGGTATCCTCCTTTTCCTCGTCTTCGGCTTCATCAAAGTACTTCACTTTGTTTTCCTCACGGAAATCTACAGTGATGTTAGTTCCGAACATTGCATTAATCTGATCTGCCGCTTTCCTTCGTGCGTTTAACCTACAGAATCTTTGCGCTTCTACGCCTCCAAGATTGCTTGTGATCTCATCTGTAACAAGGCGTTCTTTCTTTTCTGTGTTGCTGTTCTCGATTCCCAGATAGGTTAATGCTTCATTCCATATCTGCCGCTTAAGTATGTTAAGCTTATCAGCTACATATGGAGCGTCAAGCCTCATCACGCTAAGTGCGTTCACACTGAGTTTATCATCACCATAGATGAAGGGTTCGTTTCCGTCATACTGCATCATAAGATTTTTAAGAGTTAATCTCTGTGCTTCTGAGCCGATCACCATGACAGGTGTTTTCTGTGCATTAACATTAACGTCGATGGTTCTTTCGATGTTGTACAGTCTGCGTGCATACATTTCGATATCTAGCATACTGTTAGTGTGAGTATAGTTGTTAAAGATAATGACACTGTTAGTCGGGTCAAGTCTTACCTGATAGCCGTTTGCGGCGTAAGCTGTACGTTCCATAGGAATTCTGTACACGTCCAGATTACCGCCAATCATTGTTTGCAAGCATAAGTCTCCGAGAATTTCATCACGGAAATAAACTGCCATGCCGTCCGAGAATAAGGTCAGTTCAAGGAACCTTTCATCTACGGTATCTGGAAGGTTCTTCCACTCGTACATATTGATTGCTAACTCTAACAACCTATTGTAATACTGTAGGTAGGTGCGGTTATTTAACAGTGCACTTTCCCATTTTGCTTTCTTACCTCTTCCCATGTCCTCACCTCCTTAAGTTGCACTCGGTCTGTTATCGAGTGAATAGTCTCCAACTTCATTTCCATTTCTCCAGAACGTTACTCCGTTATCATATATCTGTCTTAACCTTGCCATGTCGTCGGCTGGTACAGAACCAGTTAAGCTTACGTTCTGAGTCTTGACGTAGTTCCAGTGAGGCCGAATAACTCGGTTAGGGATTTTGACTCTATGTGTAGCGTAACCATAAACGTTAAAATAGTTGTCTATGATCTGTGCAAATTCCGCACGAATATACGCGTAGAAGAATTGGAACCCCTTAATCTGGTTTGCCATGTTGATGATAGAGCCGCCGCCTCCTCTTGCCTGTGGTGGAAGTGTGGACTTATCCGCCGCTGTAGCCACAAGACTTGAGATTTTTTCGAACCCTCCCATGGCTGTGCCGCCTCCTGCTAAACCTCCGGTAGCATACATGGCGGCCGCTCCTCCTACTGTCTGAGCGATACCGATAGCCGCGTCATATGCAATGCGGTTCTGGTTCTGTGCGACCCATGCTTTAAAGGTATCCACTGTGAAAGCGCACTGTGGGAAGTTTCCGATTGTTAGCTTTTCATTGTAGTTGTTCGCCACTCCTTTGTAGTTGAGAGGAATAATCATACATTCAGGTGTACAGCACATAGCGCCTGTGACTTTAAATGTACAGTTATCCGTACTGAAATACTCGAACGGATAGTTTGCGGCTCCTCCCTCATTGTTAGTGACGTAAAGCATATTATACGGAGCGGTAAAAAGTTTGTTGTTCTTAGGGATATAGCCATCGATATCTGATAAGTGTTTATCCCTATCAATTGTGAAAGCCTCTGGAATGGTAGCCTGATAGTCAGCGGTGAAAGCTACTGGCAACATAAATATAGAAACGATACCATCGGCCTTGTTCTGTTCTGTTGCGTCTGCTATGAATGCGCTGGCTGACTGCCACGTGCTGAACACGTTGTAATGAAGACCGGAGTACACGCCTCCATACATTCCACCTGTAGCGTCCTCTAAGTCTTCGTCAAAGGTGGCCGCCACAATGATCTGATACAATGTAAATAAGGAAGAGATTCCCAAATCTTTGTAGATGTATTCTCCCAGTTCCAGATTCTCAGGAACGAGATTGTCGCCTACCTTATCAGTAATGCTCATTTCCCGTTCAACGAATGACATATTTACAGTGTAGTCAAAGTGCCATGTCTGCATGATGTCTATTTCGAATCTGATTTCTGCCGTTGTATTACCAATATATTCCACACTTAAGATAAAAGCATAGAACCATTTGTTTCCATAAGACGGATTTTGGAACATGAGATAGTTGCAATCGTAGAGTTCGTCTGCTGAACGATTTAATGTCATGACTCCATTGTTTACCCTCTGGTACGTTTGGTTATTGAATGCATACTTCTGCTTGCTTAAGAAATAATTAAGCTGATTGGTAGCATTCCCAAAATAGATTGTATTTCTGTAGGTGTTATCCAGAGGGACATTTTTCAGAACCCTTATGTTAGTGTTTGGTGCTATATACATATTACCGCCCTCGTCATAATAGATTGCCCATAATTCACCTTCACTATCTATTCTCATTTCTCCGACGGTGAACCCTCGTTGTAAGTCATAACGAGATCATCACCGTCGGTAAGAAACACATTCTGAATAGATAGAGTTAGACGCTTGGGACTGTGATAGTTGCTGTACCTGTCTTTTCTTCATCAAACGTAGATGTAGCTGTTACGGTTAAACTGGCCGATGTTTCGTCTGCCCCTACAGACAGTAAACCGTTCTGGCTGATCGTACTTGACTCGCTGTTGACAGACCATACGACTGTCTTCGGTGCGAACCCTGTGGTTTCAACCACTGCATTAAGCTGTAACATATTACCCTTATTAACCGTAGCTGTAGCAGGTGAAAGAGTAATACTGTTTACAGCCGGAGTACCCGGTACGAAAATAACTGCATTTGCAAATGGAGAACTCGAAAACGTCTTCCATGCATGATACCAATACTGCCAGTAAAGACCTTCGCCATTGTAGTCCTCAGTGAACTTGTAAAGGTTGTCAAAGATCATAAAGTAATCTTTGTCAATCAGTACAGCCGGAACCGCTTTAAGCGCTGTCTTTTCTGCCTCTGTTAAAGGAACATAACCAGCCGCCGGATCGTCTGCGAATAACTCGGCCATACGAGCCTCATCAATCTGGTCAAATCCGTCGATCTGAACACGGTGTCCCATAAATTCCACCTTATCCATGTTAAAGGCAGATGCTAAAACATTTACGTCCATGATAGCGTCAAATCTGGCGGTTGTAATAATATACTGATCGTTTTTAGGGCTGTGTGTGTAAACACCATTAAGATTGTAAGTCGGTTTGTCATACACCAGTTCGTTACTGATTGCCTTAATTTCCGTAACAACGTCACTTGCACTTTCTTTTGTGACAGCCGGAACCGTCCATGGATAAAGCTGGCCGTTAAGAATGTTCCTAGCAAGCATATATTTCATAACGTTAAACTCGTCAAGGTTATGAGCAGTATACATACTATCAACGATCTTAGCGATCAAATCAGTGATACCCTGCCATGACAGGAATGCCTGCCTTAACTGGTCGTTGCTGATTGTAGCCTTGTAAAACTTCTGATAGTTCATGGTGTGGAAGGCCGCCCTTACGTCGGGAATCTGCCGTTCCATCCATTTTGTTTCTGCTACCTGTGGGTTAAAGGTGTGAGCCTTAGCAATATTAACGAATACTTCCTCTACTGTCTCGCCCAATTCCATAAGACCTTTTTTGAAAGGTGCCCACGGGTTCCAATACATCTTTGAACTGATAATAACTCTACCGATACGATTGTACAGAGAACTTAAAAACTCGTTCTGTAACGGTTCGTAATCCATCATGATTCCGCCTATCTTACGGATACTTTCTGTTTTGCCTGTCGCTTTCGGAATTGCGTTCTGATATGCGGCGCTGGAACCCTCCCTAATCTGGTTGAGGATTTCCACACTATTTGCTGTAAGGTCTACATTTTTTGGTTTAATAGCCACTGTTATCGCTCCTTTCTGTGAACAATGAATCGAATGATTTTTCTTCGCTCTCAGACTCTAAGTCTTCGGCGTTGTCAGAAACAACTTCTGCCGGAGTAGTGTTGCCTTCCTCTTTAGAAGGTGTCTGGAAGAATCTGTCTCTGTATTTCTGCCTCCATGTTTTGTCATTCTCCTCGTACTTAGATTTCCAATCTTCACCTGCTCGGCTGTCATAGTCGTTTAAGGTATCGTGAAAATCCTCGATGAGAGATAAAGCCTCGTCGCTGGTATCGTCTCCCAGCCTAGCGCGAATAGCGCTCAGTAAATCGTCTTTCTTTCTAACTGCCATTATTTACTCCTTTCTATAATCTCTTTAATGCTTCACGTGAAACATTTTAAAACTTTCTTAAAGCGAACCATATTGGCATTGAATGTTTCCAATCTGGTTCTGGGTTTGGATTAGGTGGCGGAACTGGAGAACCCTCCCACCAATCATACCAATAACGTGCATATTGCTGTCTTATAGGCTGGTCTTGATCACCGGGTCGTTCAAAGTTCTTAAGAAATGCATCTGCAAGGTATTCTGGTTCTTGCGTACTAACCTTAAAATCAGCAAATGATAAGGAGTATTGGGAAGTAGGTATCCACTGTCCGTAATTAACGGTCTCCGTATCAAGCCACAATAGCTGTGCATCTCCATCGTCGTTAGCGTAACCATGAGCACTAGCCCAATCGGTAAAGTTAGTAGATGGTGTCCACTGCACCAGCCCCCAACCTAAGTTAGGATTTGGATTAAGGTTTTGCCACACTCCCGGGTTAATGTGTGATTCTACTTGCATATTTCCCAACACACCAGCAATCGCGTTTTCTGTCCAGCCTCTTGCAAGCAAGTACCGAAAAACAAGTAATGCATTGTTCTGCATCTCGCCCATACTCAACCAGTAGTTACCTTTAATCCATTCTGATTGTGCTCCGGTGCCATACCTCCATAATTCTAACCAATCATTAGCGCTAGTAGGATTAGAGTTAATAGAAACTTGCTGTCCTAAAGGTACTTTACTACTATGTGCTCCCATGGTGTGATTACTATCAAAAGCCATTTCAGTATGACCCTTGCGTATTAACACATCACCAGCAACCCAAGGCTGTGTGGTCGGAAGTTTCGTGAAGCCTAACAGGCTTAAACCTCGTGCCATAGTTCCAGTTGTGAAAGGCCACGTATCGCCACCATTGGCCTTAACCACATCGAACGCCCCAGCCATTAACGCATACCATACAAATGACGAACAATCATAATATGTTATCCCGTTTACCGTGCGCTGGTTTCGATATGCCTGACTATAACCGATATTCGGAGCGTTGCATTTTTCTATAGCCCATTCATAAGCTGTCTGAATATTCGCCATAGTACTAACCTCCATACCTATTAAGAATAGGAAGCAAATCATTAATGCATTTCTGAACCTCTTCCGCATTGTAACCTGCCTTTTTTAATCTCTGTTTCCTGTCCTCACCGTTTCCGAACTGCCCTGCGATTACCAAAAAGGATACGCTCACCGTCTCTGGTAAATTAAATGCTGTGACTGTCATTTCTAATCCTCCTTCCATAACCTCTCTGTCAGCTTTAAGAGTGCCTCCGTGTTATTGTTAAGAGATGTACTGATTTTATCCATCTCTTCCTTGTGCTGTTCGTCTGACTTAATCATACGCCAGAATAAAGCCCCACAACACACGATAGGAAATCCCAAGCTACCTACTAACTGAACTATTGCATTAGAGTCCACTGCTTCATCTCCTTCATATTTCCTATATCTCATTATAACATATCGCGGAAACTTTTGGAAGAAATATGAAGAAAATGGAAAAAAGCTATTGCATTTTCTTCCAAAGTATGATATACTATTTATAGTAACAAAGTAAATTAAAACAAGATAAAGAAAGGAAGTAACAAACATGGCAAAGGCAGATTTTACAAGGAGTATCATCACGAACACGATTAGGGTAGCAGAGGTTAAGGTAGATAACGGAGCCGTTATTACGACAGAGTTATTACCTATCGTAAAGGTCGGCACAGCAAAGCTTTCACCTGAAAAGGCTTTAAAGATTGCTAAGGCTGAGTACAAAAACGTTATGGCCGTTGTAGTTCTCGGAATCGACAGCGTAGAAGAGGTTAGGGGAATGAGTTTCGAAACATTCATGACCTACAGCGAACCAATCGAAAGACCAGCGTCTCAGAGAAAGTAAAACTAAACTTAAAACAAATTTGCTGACCTACCGGCATGACGGGGAGAAAAAATCTAAAGGAGAATTTAAAAATGAAAAAAGCAGGACAGGATTTCACACAGGTAGTAGAGAACGGTACACCATTTGAAAACGAGGATTACGCATTAGCAACTCCCACGCAGACAGCGGTAATTGCGATGGACGACAACAAGGACTTTGTGGCTGACTTAACCAGCCGCGAGACGACATTCTGTAGTATGGTGGCCAACACGCCAGCCGAAAAGGCATTATTATTCAAAGCGATGAACAACCCTGAAAAACGTGTAGGCGACTGTATCAACATGACGATTCAGGCAAAAGACCTTTATTGCGAGGTCGTTACATGCACCAATCAGCAGACAGGACAGAGTGACGAGTGTCCGCGTATCGTTATCATCGACAAAGATGGAACAGGTTATCAGGCTGTATCTCTCGGCGTTTACAGCGCGATCAAAAAGATCATTCAGGTATTCGGTGCACCTACATGGGAGGAACCCCTTCCCCTTGTTGTAAAGCAGATCACCAAAGGTGATAGAAAACTGCTTACATTCGACGTTGATTTTAAATAGGTAAGAAAGGAGAATGGGCGGCGAAACAATCGCCGCCCTATTTTCAATATGATTACAAGAAATGGGATTGTTTACTCATTAAAGATAAGTCCATACATTATCAGAGTGGGTGACATTACGTATTACTTCTCTAGTAAGAATCATTTAGAGAAGTTTACTGAAAAGCTTTATGAAAACCGCAATACTCTCAACACTTCTTTAAGTAGGCGGTTCAGTGTTTCCGTTGAGGTTCCTACCTTATGTGATATAGTGCTTTATAGCAAGGTAGAAACAAGAGGCTTCTACATCACGTGCAAAGGGGTAGAATACACATGCCTAAACAATATAATATTAAGTGGCGCGACTCTGACACAAAAAAGTTAGCAAACGCCGTAAGGAGTTACAACGCTAAGAGAACGCGTCTTCTAAAACAAGTACCAGAGTTAGACGAATTTCTCCCTCCTAAAGCCTCCACAAAGGAGATTAGGGCAGGAGTAAAAACAAGAAGAGATTTAGAGAATGAGATAAAATCCTTAAAGCGATTTCTCGAAAAGGGAGCAGAGAAGCCGATCGTTACTAAAGAGGGAGTCAAGACTACAGCATACGAGAAGAAAGAACTTACCATTAAGATTAACGCGATCAATGCGCGTAGGAGAGCAGAACTTAAGAAAGCGGCTCCCTCTACCGAAAAAGGAACCATGCGAACGATTCGGGAAAATAATCTCTTACCTAAGAGGAAGGATTTAGAGAATATCTCAAAACGTGATTGGGCTAAGTTCGTAGAGAGTGTGGAAAAGCAATCCAAGGATAGCTACTCATACGATAAGATACAGAGATATAAGGAAAACCTGCTCAAAGGATTGAACAACGCATTCGGTGAGAAGGGCAGAACCTTAATAGACTTAGCCTCTCAGATACCGGCTGAAACGCTAGTGGAAATGTATTACAACGACCCTGTATTACAGATAGACTTTATATACGACCCTCTGGAAATGGAAGTAATCATAGAGAGTATGGAAGAACATCTTAATGAATATCTTGACAGCATAGAGTAACTGTAGTACAGGGAGGTAAGTTGCATGGCATTATACACAGCGGATTTTGAAACAACTACCGACCACTTAGATTGTAGAGTTTGGGCTTATGGGATATGCGAGATCGGGAACCCTGACAACTTCATATATGGAAACGATATTGGAGGTTTTCTTAACTGGTGCAAGGAACAGGGGTCAGTAACTACATACTTCCATAACCTCAAGTTCGACGGAGAATTTATACTGTGTTGGTTATTTGAACATGGATTTAAATTCGTAGAAGATAGAAGAGACTTAGACACAAACACATTCACAACGCTTATCAGTGACAAGGGTCAGTTCTATTCAATGGAAATATGTTGGTTCCGCAAAGGAAAGACTCGATGCGTAACTACAGTGTATGACTCCTTAAAGATACTACCTTTCAGCGTTGCGGATATTGCTAAAGGATTCGGCTTACCTATTAGCAAACTTGAGATTGATTACGATGAGTTTAGAGAAGTAGGACACATACTTACACAACATGAAATTGATTATTTAAGGAATGATGTTGACATTGTAGCAAGAGCGCTTAACACGTTGTTTGAACAAGGCTTAACCAAAATGACACAGGGTAGCAATGCTCTGTATGACTACAAACGTACCGTAGGCACAAAGAACTTTGCGAAATGGTTCCCTATCCCAGATTACGACGCAGACATCAGACAGTCATACAAGGGCGGATTTACATACCTAGCGGATAGATTTAAAGAGGTCGATCTGGAAGAAGGCATAGTCTTAGATGTAAATAGCCTTTATCCATCTGTAATGTATTACCAACCTTTACCATACGGAGAGGGGATTTACTTTAAAGGTAAGTACAAGGAAGATAAGCTTTACAATCTTTACATACAGATGATAACGTGTCAGTTTGAGCTTAAGCCTAACCACATACCAACTATTCAGATTAAGAATAACCTTTCATTTATTCCCACTGAATATCTAAAATCAAGTGATGGTGAAGATGTTACATTGTGCTTAACCAACGTAGACTTAGAGTTATTCTTAGAACATTATGACGTGTTCAACATAACATATCATAGCGGCTGGAAGTTTAAGTCAACAGTAGGTTTGTTCAAAGAGTATATCGACAAGTGGAACACCATTAAAGTAGAAAGCACAAAGAGCGGTAACTGGGCTATGCGTTCTCTAGCCAAACTTATGCTCAATGCATTGTACGGTAAGTTCGCGTTGAACCCACACGTTCAGTCTAAAATACCTTTCTACCATGATGGTATCATTAAGTATAAGCTAGGGAAGGAAGAAACGAGAGACCCAATTTACATACCTGTGGGAACCTTCATCACGGCATGGGCTAGATATAAAACAATCAGTTCGGCTCAGAGGGTCTATGATCGGTTTGTTTATGCAGACACAGACAGCTTGCACTTAACAGGTACAGAGATTCCGGCAGAGTTAGAGATCGATGCAACAAAGCTAGGAGCGTGGAAACACGAAAGCACATTCAGTCGGGCTAGATTTATCCGGCAGAAAAGCTATGTCGAAGAGATCGACGGAGAGTTACACATCACTTGTGCAGGTATGCCAGAAAGATGTTATGAACACGTTACATGGGATAACTTTAGAAGTGGTAGCGTATACAGTGGCAAGTTAGGAATGCAACACGTTCATGGTGGAATCGTCCTGAACGACATTCCATTCACGATTAAGAAAGGAGCATAAAATGGAATTTGCATGGTTTTGTGCAGGAGTTATAACCGCTAATATTCTTTGGGTTTATATTTTGGTAAGAAAGAGTTGACAAACATAATAAAGTATGGTAGCATAAACATGAAGGTTACATAGTTTAGTTGACTAGGAATGTTGGACGCTACGGGGTGAAATCCGCTGACATTACCGTTCGGGATAGCACCTGTGGTCAGCGAGTATGTAACCTTTTTAAATGGAGGTGAAGCAATGAAATATGGTGCTCCGTATTGGAACATTAAAGACATCTTACCTTATCAGCGCAATTTCAACTTTATAAATGGTGAACGTTCGATCGGTAAGACATACACAGCGGAAGGCTACTTCATTGAAAGAGCATTAAACAACGGTGAAGAATTTGTCTATATATGCAGGACTCAGGAGGAAAAGAAAGGTGGCATACTTGAAAAGTCATTCGCTAAAGTCCTAGCGTGCGAGTTTCCGAACCAGCCCATTAAGAGCACTACTGAGGTGATGGAGTTAATCATAGAAGATGAGAACGGAGACGTGATCGAGAAGAAAACTCTAGGTTACTGCCTTGCATTATCAGAAGCAGTTAAGATTAAGAAAAGATCATTCCCCTTCGTAAGATGGCTTATGTTCGATGAATATATGCTGGAAGAAAAACAGAGAACAAGCTACGTGAACGGCTGGAAAGAACCTGACCTATTACTTTCGATCTACCACACAATCGACAGAGAAAGAGACTACGTAATTTGTTTCATGTTTGGTAACAACACATCGTTCTATAACCCTTATCATATGCACTCAGCGTTTAATATCCCATATATCGAAAAAGGTGGGATATGGTATAATGAAAACGTATTGTTTCAATGGGCAGAGAGTACAGAGGAGCTAAAGGATAAGAAAAGCAAGTGTAAGTTCCTTAAGATGATCGACAAGACCGACTATGGACAGTACGCAAAACATGGTGACTACGTGGACGACAACATTAACTTTATTGGAGATAGAACGGGCAACTCCAGACACTTGTTTACATTTGAATATGAGAAAGAGATTTACGGAGTATGGCAGGATATGAAGTTAGGGTTAGTCTTCATTGATAGCAAGTATGATAAATCATGCACACTTAACTATGCCTTAACTATTGATGATCACAAAGAAAACACGATGTTTACTCGTAGCAAATCAGACACGTTGCTTATGTGGCTGGGTAAAATGTTTAAGCTGGGTAATGTAAGATATACTAGCATGAGAGTGAAGGTTAAAGCAGAACAGGCTATAAAGCTTATACTTTAGGAGGTAACTTATGAAGATTAAAATAGAAGACGTGATTGTAGACGCTGAACCCATGAGGTACAGTCAATGGCACAATCGCAAGAAACAATATGTTGGTAGTGATAACGATTTCGACGTTTATTTCATTGAAGGGAGATTTTATTATGCGGAAGCAGACGACACATACCAGTTTTGAACCATCGGATATGAAAGACTATGCTTATATGGTAGTTGCAAGGCTTAATCCTTTAATTAAAGGTAAGGCAGAACCAGAGTGCGACAGAGCCGGAATATGGTACATTAAGGTATCATTCAATAATTTTAACTTTAAGTATAGGGGTGATTTATCCCAATATTTTTACTACAAATTTGATATCGACCATGTAGCTAGAATTATTAGAAATATCATTATTAAAGAAATCGTAGATTCTGTGGTAACTGAGGGTAATAATGTTGATGTAATATCTGGAAAGGAATATTAAATATGGACAATGGATATATGCCTACATGGAATGATTGTTACGCTAAAATCAACGAACTGTATAAAGAAAACTTAAATCTAAGAGAATCAAATGGTAGGTTAGAAAATAAACTATCACAAGCACAAAATGTAATTAATGAACTTGAAAGGTTAAATATAGCACAAAACACAATCATTAAATCATTAAATAGTATAGTTAGTGAACAACGAGAAATGATTGATTTTGGAGAATGCCATACAAATGTTAAATAAAGCTTGACATTAACCCTCTTGTATGGTATACTTATTATAGTAACAAAT